AAACGTTCGTTGCTGTTCTGGCAATCTGCCATATTTCTATCCTCTTGGACGTTTAGTTAAGCGCCGAATGTGGCGACAAACTGGAGCCGATAGACCAGTCGGCCTTCGGTAGTTAGAACGGGAGCGGGGATGCCGCCGAGGTTTTCGAGGTAGCCGACGCACTCATCAGCCATGGGGTGCTGTTGCACGTAGTCAATGATGTTCTGTACCGCGGTATCAGCTGCGCCATTCGCACCCTTCGCGCCGATCACGTCAACCATCACGTAATACTCAGCGCCGAGGCCATTGCGTACCGCTGAGCCACCGTTGGGCCGAAACACGATGAACGCATCGGAAAGGTTTCCGCTGTCGGACCAGACCAGCTGCTGAATTATGAAGCCTTCAGCTAACCCGGCATTGGCGAAGAGGTTGCGCACCCGCGTATGCATTGGAGGTGTCACAGGGCCATCTCCTTCTTGATCGTCCTGTCGATGAGGTCGCGGGAGTCTTCGAAGCCCTTGGTCAGGAACTCTTTCTGCGCCGTGGCACGCCGGAAGTTCTGCGGGATGTTCGGGTCATGCACGTAAACCGCGTAATTGGCTGAGTAGCCCACGCGCCCGGTTAGCCTGTTCCCGTTTACGCTCAGTTCACGGTACTGGCTGTTGATGAGCGTGTTTGTGTCGATAGGCGTGTAAAGCGCCGCCTGAGATGAGCCGATGATAAGTGCGCTCTGCAATGCCCGGACAGCCTTACGCCCCTGAATATCGCCAATCAGCACGTCAAGGTTACGCTTCGCCTGCTCAATGCCTTTAACCTTCACGCCCATTCTATGCCCCCGTAATGATCGCGAAGTCATCCGCCAGGCGGTCGAAAGTATCTTCGAAGCGCACAGCCTGCATTACTTCATTAGCACCCGCCTTTAACGGGTCAGGCTCGGCGGAGACGCCAATCAGGATGTAATCGCCGGTATCTGCGCCAGCGAACTCGGTCCAGACCGTGTTTTTTACGACGCGCTCTGAGCCTAATGCGCCAAGACGTTTACTCAGACCGCCCTGATAACCGCAATCAATTACCACTGGCGCGGCGAAGCCTAACGGGTCGCCCATCTCATTCTGGCCCACCAGCCGCTTCCAGAACGTCGCTTTGCCGGTATAAGACCAGCGCGCTACCTCGGACATCGCTACTCTCTCCAGCTCATTACAGTGGGCTTTTCGGCGGCAATGCGTGGGCAGTTAATTACCCATTCGCCACCACTGTTGACATAGCCTGTTGTCTGCCGGCCGCATGAGGTTTTCAGCCAGACGCGGTTAAACGGCTTAGGCAGCCTCTGCGCAGCAGGAATCCATGACATCAGCAGCCCCCCACCACCATGAACAGCCCGACCTTTGCTCCTGAAAGAGGAAGCCCGGACAGGCATCCGTTTTTATCCCAGTCGAGGATCTGCGTGTACAGGTAATCTGTTCCTGCCGAATCATAGGTAAACGACCGTGACGCGCCTGATGGTGCAGACTGGGAGGAAATTTTTCGGGCGCCGGACAGGGCTGCCAGTCGCGCGGCTGCATAGATGAGCAACAGCTTTTGCAGGCTTTCGGAGTAGCCCGCCCCGTCCATACACGCAGACGCTGCACTGACCTGCTCGATCAGCAACTGAAGCACTGCATCAGGAACCGTGAAGCCCAGCTCAGCTATCAGCGGCTTTACGTCATCAAGCGTGATTTGGGCTGCCATGGTTATTTCGCCTTCTTGGTTGCTTCTGCCAGAGCGGCTTCAGCATCATCTGCGCGCTTCGTTGCCGTTTGCAGCTCTTCAGCGTGAGCCTGCTTCAGCTGCTCCAGCGCGTCGACGTGCTCTTTGTCTTTGACATCGGCGTCGGACTGAGCCTGCTTCAGCTGCTCCAGCGCGTCATTGAGCTGCGTCTGCAGCGCTGAGGTATCAGCGGAAACAGGCGCAGAAGGAGTTGCCACTTCGAACTGCAGCGCCTCCCCCTTCTCTTTGGATGCTTCAGCTTTACCGTCCGCAACCCACTTTTCAGCGATCGCTTTATCAACGTCATAAACTTTACCGGCCTCCAGCTTCTGGAAAACGGCACCGGCGAAAAGGTTAGAGCTCAGGATTTTCACGAGGGCCATTGGTTGCTCCTTAAGAGGCGTGAATGACGGAGAATTTGTTGTTGATGTCCTGCTTGACCATCAGGCCCATCGCACCCCAGGTGCGCCACACGTAATCGCTGTTGTAGAACTGGCGAGGGTCGGCAACGGTGCCAATCGCCTGACCAACAACCGGCGCGATAACGCCTGCGGTCAGCGGGACGATCAGGATTTCGTTGCCAGACAGCTGCGCATCTTCTTTGATAGCAGCAATACCGGACAGCTTAAGCAGCTCTTCCAGCACGGTGCGGGTGGCGTTTACGTCGAAATAACGCTCGAGGTTGGACATGATCTCGGCAGAGACATACCAGGTCTGCGGCGCATACTGGCTATTGGTTACGCGAACCACGTCACGCAGCGCGATGGCGTTGGTGCGCAAGGCCACCGGATCGGTGCTGGTTGCGAAGTTGAAGGTCAGCGTGACCTGCGCAACGCGCTCGTCATTTTTAAGGCCTTTCCACGTCAGACCGTCGAACTGCACGAAGTTTCCTTCAGAGTCGCGGAAGCCGTTGAACATGTAGTCAACGTACTGGCGCTGCACGTCCTCAACAGAACCGCGCTGTGCATCGGCCTGAGACTGAAGTGCTGACGGGCTGTTGAAGATCGGGTCACGCCAGGTGAACTTAAAGCCAGAATCGTGGATCGGGACCATGGTGCCGTCGAAGGTGTAAGACTTCGCATCGAGAGCCGCGCCAATCTGGCCGCTCATGGATGTGTGCGCCCAGCCACGGCCGCCGGTACGCGCGTAGTCGTAGCGGGACTGTTCGATGCGCACAGAGCGCGACAGCGGCATCAGGTCGTTCAGCAGGGTGAACTGGGTGTTTGGTTCGAACTGCGCCAGCACTGTGGTATCAAACGCGCGGTAAAGGCGGCGGATGTCATCAACTGCGTTTACGGCATCCAGACGACCGGCATCTTCACGGATACCGCGTACACGACCGAGGAAGTCGGCGGCAGCCTGAGCGCCTTCATTGCGCGCCATCTGCAATTCGGCGAACTGCGCCTGGTTAACCTCAAGGTTGCCAGTGCGCTCGCCAATGGAACGGGAAAATACAAACATTCAGGTGCTCCTTACTTGATCACAACACGCAGCAGGTCACCTGCAGCAGTGGTATAGGCCTTGTCTTCTTCTACAAAGCAGCGAACAGATTCGCCATCGGCCTGCGTCTTGACCTGGCCGTTTGCAACAGAGAGAGGCTGACCCTTTTTGTAGGTGCCGGCAGCGGCGCGCACGTTCAGGAACATGCCCGGCATTGGCTGGATGCCCACAACCAGCTCACCTGCCGGAATGCTGTCATCGACAGTCAGGCAGCGGAGATAGTCATAGTTAGCGACATACAGAATTGCTTCTTCGTTGCCGTCTGCTGACGCTGTAAATTTGCCAGCATCGAAGAAGCCGATGGTGCCGGGTTTTGTTGCAGCAGCTGCTGCGCCTTCACGGTTAAGCAGCGGATTAGGGAACACGCCGCCAGCGTGAATTACATGCTTTCCATCTTTCGCCATTTTTTACTCCGGCATTTCGCTGAGGGACTGGTTAGAGTTGACCTGACGGAAAGAACCGTTGAGGCCGGTAGTGGTCTGGCACTGGGCATACAGACCATCCAGTGCTGCACCGTCGAGGGCGTTGACGGCCAGATCGTCAAGGCCAAACTTGGCTTTCACGGCATTGCGCTTTTCGCCCTTTTCTTTGTCGGCATTAACCGCAAGGCCGCTTTCAATGGTGGTCAGTTTGTCGGCAAACGGCTTGAACCACGCCGGGGCCTGCTCGCTGTTCGTTGCCGTCTCTTTGGCCTTTTTGTCAGCCTCTTCTTTCTCTTTTCTGGCTTTTTCTTCGGCTTCGGCTTTTGCCTTAGCGTCATCAGCTGCCATCTGGTTATAAGCGTCCATCAGCTCAGCATCGGACTTACCTTCAACGTCGATGCCTTTCGCTTTCAGCGCATTGGTGATGAGTTCTTTCATCGGGTTTGCTTCCTCTTTGGCGGAATTGCTGTTGGCGCTGAAAAACGCCTTTAGCTGGTTGAAAAGTGATTTGAGTGCGGGGTCCTGCGGTAAATCCGGATCGGGCGTATCGGCTTCTGCCAGGTTCACCACTTCCAGTTCCTGCTCGGAGCCATCGGAGTTGACGAAGATGCCCACGCCTTCCTCTGGTGTGCCAGCGCCCGGTTCGTCGAGCAGGTTGGCTACGTGGTCAAACATCATGTTGGTGACGATTTCGCGGTACTTTTTGCCCTTTGACTCGCCATTAGCGGCAATACCGGAGTAAAGAAGCCCCGTGGAGATGTGGATGGGCTCTACGTTTTTACGTGCGGCCATATCATCAAGTCGGTTGACCAGGCGCTGGCCTTTCTCGGTTGATTCGGCATAACGGCGATCAACGTACATGTCGCCAGAGACCTTGCCATCCTTGTGCTCAACATCCTGCAGCCATGCACCTACATGGTATTCATTGACCGCCTGAACATCGCGGGCTGAGACGTGCTTGCCATCAACTTTTGGATGCCCTAATGGCATTGGTGTGCGCTCAAGGGTTTTGTAGCCCTTTGCGATTTCTGCTGCCGTATACAACTTGCCGTTCATCACGATGTCGTCAACGATAGGCGTGACGCCACGGACCACAATGTGTGGCCTGCCGTTGATGATTTCGGTTGTGATGTTTGACGCGGAGTTGACGACGGACAGCACGTTAACGCGATTGCGTTTCATGCCGTGTCCTCATGAGTGAATTGCAGGCATAAAAAAGACCGCTAATGCGGCCTTCTTATGTTTAAACTCGATTTAGTGCTGTGATATGTACTTCAGCCACACCATGCATTTTGCATAGCGCTTCTTGAAGCTCTATCAGAACATCAAGCGGGGATGTGCCTACTGCAAACTCTCCAATATTAGAGCCTGCTTTGTATATAGTCTGACCACCAGCTTCGCATGATGCATATGAAGCCCAAGAATAAAACCATAAATCTGCCATGAAACCTCCTAATAATTAGGAGGTTAATGTTTCATGCTTTTATGCAAATTTCCAATTATTCCTCTCATCAGCTAGCTTATTTAACATGCCCGTGTTAACCACCTCTCCCTTATCATCAAGGATGACCGGTATCTGGCTGCAATAGCAGTTGTAGCGGTTACCATTGATGGCATAGAAAGCCTGAACCTCTTCCGTGATGTACGTTCGACCATGCCGTGCAGCATGCCAGCTTCGCGTTGTTGGTTTGAGTGCTGACAGCCACAGTAGAGCCGTATTTAAACCCAGCCTTTCTCGTGACCAGTCCGTTTCCTGCCATTGGGCCTGCCGTAGCGCGCCCACCTGCTCTGTCTGCGCCATGCTCTTGGCGCGGGCCATCGAAACATCGAGCCGCTGACTGATAATCCGTGCTGTCTCGCGCGGGTTAATCCCTCGCCCTACCGCGTCGGAAATCACATTTGCCAGATCGCCGCGTGCTCTGTCCGACTCCAGTCGCCAGTCGCTGTAGGTTGAGACGTAAGCTGCTGCGACCTGATTCTGATAAGCCGGAGAACTGAGAAGCTGCTGCAACGTGGTCTGCTGCTCATATATCGGCGATTGAACAGACAGGTTTGTGAAGGCCTGATGCGTGCCGCGTTCATACTCGTCAGCGACGTAGCTCAGTGCCCACAGGTTGTTGCTTCCGCCCTCAAGCAATGCATCGTCCAGGATGATTTGCACGCGCTGCAGCAGGTCTGCCAGTTGCGCAGCCGTCATGTCGTAGATATACGCACCGGCATTCACCTGATATATGACATTGCCATGCACAGCGTGAGATTTCTGGTTGGACGCACGTTCGCGCCCGGTCATTCGTTCATCGAATAACTGTTTAAGCGCCACTTTTATGCGTAAATAACGGCCTTCGATGTCACGGAACATCCGATTAACAGGCCTTGCCGACTGGGTCGGGTCGGCTTTATTGCGGGGGATTACCGGCGTTCGGATTAGCTGTAGTTTTGTCATCTGTCAGCGGGTCCTTACCGGGTGGCGGTTTATTCGGGTCGGGCGGTTGCTCCAGTTCATACTCGGGAAGCGTCTGTAGCTCACCCACTGCGCGAATCTCGTTTTCTTTCACTGCGGCCCGGCCAAATGCCTGCTGAGTTTTCTGGGCAACATCGGCCATCTTCGCCATATTGTCGATTCGGTCAGCCTGCGACGGTGCCAGCAGATCGGACCATGAGACGGTTATCTCTTCGTTTGCCGCTGGCGCAATAAGCCCAATAGTCCAGAAACGCCGCACCAGCGTTTCAATCACGTCAGACAGGAAGCCATTCCGGCGTGACATACGTGTCCGCGCCCAGTCCTTCATATCTTCAGAAGAGGCTCGCTCACCTGTTACCTGGCCGATAAGAATCTTCACCGGCATGGGCACCGTAGCGCAGAATTCGCTGAGTGCCGTACGCCATGTAGGCTCTGGGTCGGCAGCGGCGACAGAAAGCACCTCTGCCGTGCCTGCCTGCATAAACGTTGCTGCGTCTGTGCTCTGATTCAGACGAACCACCTGCTCATTCAGCGCATCAGCCAAATCCCCATCTGCGACGCCAAGGGCTGCAGCCAGCGCGCGGAAATCAGTTTTCTCGCTGAAAGCGAAGTTAAGCTGACGGCTGGCGTTCTTAAGAAAGCCCTCCGCGCTACCACCGGACACTTTTTCAATATCCAGCAATTTGTTAAATCCCGGCCGCAGTAGCGGAACGCCGGAAGTCAACAGACCATCATCAGCACCTTCAGCGAGAATAATCACGCGGTCGGGGTGAATACTGATCTGCCGAGCTGGCGCGCCGCCCTGCTGGCCTTCAACTGGTAGCTCTGTGAAGCTGTACATCTTCGGCTGACCGAAGCTTTCACTTTCTGGGTCGTTATCCCATTCGCTGACATCAAGCTGCGATTCCCATACCGGGATCAGCTTAACGAGCGCTTTTTCTGCCGTTCTGCCAATGACAGCTTTATTAGCCGGGTCGCTCCAGCGCCCGCTATCACGCAGTTGAATAAGCAGCGCTGAATACCGGCCAACCATGTTGCGGCGATCGGCGTCTTTAATTTGCTTCCAGCAGCGCTTGAGCAGGCGCTTCAGCTTTTTATCCCATTCAGAATCAGCCTCAGCATCCTTCGCTTTTTCCCCCTCGAAAACTTCCGGGTAATCTTCCCAGCAGCCATCGGCCATGCGCTTAATTGCGGCACCTGCGATAGCGTTGCGCTCATAAGCGTTGTAGAAGTCGTCAAAGGTCAGATGGTTCGGGTAGCCAAACTCCTGATAGATGCGCTGGCGCTTGGTATTACCCGATTTGCCAACATACTGCCCGTACAAAGCACGAGCGCGCCCCTCCGCCAGGCTGTTAATTGCCACAGACAGCGCATTCAATTTATCTGGTGTCACGTTGTCCTCCGTCAGCGCTTACGCACCAACATGCCGGTGATCTGCGGCTCTCTTAATTCGGTCAGGGCATAGACCATTGCGTCCAGCCTGTCGGGTGATTTCTTTGCGGTGGTCGGCACATATTCCATCAGCTGATTTTCCAGCGTGTAGAGGCTGCCGCGATGTGCTACGCGGCCCTGCGCATAGAGTGCTGATATGGGCTCAGCTCGGGCGTATTTACCCTTGCTGGCGTGCACACGGATGATTCGGCCGGTAAACCCGGCATTCACCAGAGTATCTTCAGCCATATCGCCGCCCTGGTTGGTTTCAATCACGATCGCGTCAGCCTTATGGTCGTGATAGGCCTGAATTGCCCGTGTTGCCCAACCATTGGGGGAATACTTGCCGCTGTAATCTGCATCAGTACTGTACTGCCTCTCATCGCCGCTCCCGTATACGCTGGCAACCACAATGCCTGATTCATCGCTCTCTTCGCTGTTCGTAGCTTGCGGGTCGACCGCAACAACGGTGCGCGTCAGCTCTTTGGTGATACGCATCTCATGCGCAGCGCTGATCATCTCCTCGTCCCACAGCGCGCCCTCGGCATTGAAGCGTTTGGGATTCTGCATGTACTGGGCTTCAGCGGTGCGCCGGTGAGAAAACAGCGAGACGCGGTGCGACTCGTTGTGCTTGAACGGCCACAGCCAGCCATCAGGCAGGCCATGTTCAATCGGTATTGCGTGGGTGTTGTCCGGGTACAGCTCAGAGTAAGACTGGCTGTTGTCGATGATGACCGGCAGATTGAGGTGATGCCACATCTCCCCGCTGCCACCGCGCAGCAGATAACCGCTCAGGTCGTGATAGTGGATGCGCTGCATAATCACGATCATCGGCGTTGTTTCAACCGCCAGGCGTGATTTGATGGTCTCGTTAAACCGGTTGTTTACGCCGCCGCGAACTGTTTCGCTGTAGGCATCGTCAGGTTTAACCGGGTCATCAATCAGCAGCGCGCCCTGCCAGCCTGGCTCCATATGCCCGGCACGAAAGCCGGTTACCTGACCAGCAGCTGACGAAGCGTAAACGCCGCCGCCGTGCTCGTTCCACCACATCGCCTTGCTGTCGGCATCGTCGCGCAACTCCATGGGCCACATCGCCTGATAAGCCTTCGACTTAATCATGGTACGGGCGGTTGAGGAGTTCAGCAGCGCGAGGTTGTGCGAGTAGGACAGGTGCATGAAGCGGGCGCGATTATTCAGTGCCAGCCCCCGGCCCATCATGTTGATGGTTGCGAGTTCGGTTTTTGTGTAGCCAGGTGGAACGTTAATGATCAGCCGTTTTATTTCGCCGTCAATCACGCGGTCCAGCGTCT